TAAATTCTTCCATGTTTATTTTTGTTATAACTAGTTTAATTTACAGAACTTTTATAAAAAAGTAAAGGTCTCCTTTTGAGAGACCTTTTATATTGACAGATTTGTTTATAATATTAGTAAACTTGAATACATCTATCCATTCTTAATGAACATGTGATTGATGCAACATCGTCTCTTGAATAATCAAGTTCGTTGAAGTTCAAATCAGTAATAAATGTACCTTGTAGAATCCATTTTTCAACAACAACCCCCGTTGGGTCTAACATTTCCAATTCAATGTCCTTCTTATAACCAGCAGCATAACCCATACGACCTGTTACAGATTCAGCATGTAAACGGAACCATTCCATTAACGCTTGGGATGCTGAAGGACCAATTGGGTCTTTAAAAGTTACTCTTATTTCGTTCCATTCAAATCTACCAGCAACATATGTTGAGGTGTTAATAAAAGGAATTGCAACTGAATTTATTTTCGCACTTGGTCTAGCAGCTGATGCCACATACCATTCGTTTATACCTAAAGAAGAAGGAAATCTTAGGATAAATCGGTTAACTCTTTTCGGTTCGTAAGGAACCGGCATTTTCATCAATAAATCTGCCATGTCAATATTTTGTTTTAATTTTTTTTATTTTTATCTTTCTTATAAATATGTTGTATCTGAAAAAATGAAAAAATTCTTGACCAACCCTTGATTATGTCAATTTTTTTTCGTATTTTTTCCATACTAGTATACTAGGCCACATATTAAGAACTAGATTAACTAGTCTAGATAAACTAGAATAATTAAAACTAGAAATACTGGTACTAGAATACTGGTGCATATACTGGGTAATTTATAATTTTATTTTTTTTATATTTTTATTGTTCCACACGAAACATATAAAAGAGAGGGGATAAACCCCCCCTTTTTATTATATATTATCAAATGATGCTCCTGTTGGTGTAATAATGAACTCTACGTCAATAAATTCAAGAGAACGAGTTGGTTTGATATAAATCTTACCTCTCAATGTGTTAGCATCGATATCCTCTGGGTCATTTGAAACCGTTACACGGAATTCGAATAAACCTCTTTCTCTTTTAATCGCTTCAAGTATTGGGTTAACCAATCTCAAGAATTCATTACGAACTTGTTCATCATTTTGTTCGAACAATAATCGTATTGCTACTGCTGAAATTAATTTCCTCGCTCTTAAAAGTAATCTTCTTACGTTAATTCTATCCAATGCAGATTCTCTTACTTGAAGAGTTTTGTTACCCCAAATAATTGTCCCTGTATCAGCAAATGTCGCAATTGGATTAATTCTATTTTTATATAAATCATCTCTTTCATCAAGAGTTAATTTTTTAAATGCTTTAATAGAATTAACTAAACCTCTTGAATAACCAGCCACAGCGAACCATGGGAATTAAACATTATCAGTAAGTGCAATATTTCTCAATACCTCACCTGTAGGTGGAATATATAGTTGAGTAGCGTTATCCACATCTCTAACTTGTATCCATGGCCAGTAAGTTGCTGAGTAGTTACTATCAATTGCCACACCGTCTAACGCATCAATTACTTCATCAGATGTTGTTAAATTAGGTGAAGACATTACGTATAGTGAATCTGCTCTATCTTCTTCAATCATTTCAATTGCATAAGCGGTTAGTGAACTATGGTCGTAAAAGTTAATACCCGGTGTTGCGAAGATGTTAATATCAACCGCTTCAGGATTTGCGAATACATCGATACCTTGTTGGTATGCGTAGTAATCGGAGTTTCCTAATGTTGAGTTGAAAACTCCTCCGTTATTAGTGTTACCGGTTGTGTATGTAGATTTACCGAAGATAAATGCATCTCCGTAAGTTCTAACATTTCTATAAATGTCCCAACCATCAAAACCACCACCAAGAGCTAAAGTAAATTTACGATAGTTGATGTTTGTCAATACGTTATTTACACCTGTTTGTCCTTCTAAATCATATGATGTTGTTTGGTATGTTGTACCAGTGATTGTTGATGCGTTTGTTGACAAGTGAAAACCGTCTGTTGAACCAACAGCACCTGTTCCTTTATATTTAAACAAGTCTCTATCATAACTAACTTGTCCAACTTGACTTGAAAGACCGAAATACGCTCTTCTTACTTTATCACCTGAAGAAATTATTGGTGTACCATCAGCATCATATCCTACAGTATCACCTGCGGTGTAGAATTCTGTTTTATACATTACAGAACCTAAAGTTTTTGCTGAACCAAAAGATGTGTTTGCAACGAACCCTTTAAAACCAGCGGGATATGCATCTGTTGGATGATTACTCGCCATTGATAACATAATATATCTTGAACGTAATTCATACTCACCGTCAGAAGTTCCAATTTTTCTGGCAACATATCCCGGTAAATCAGGATTCATAGAACATCTTGAGAATTTCTCAAGTGCAACTAAGTTATCATCAGTGTCATTAAAATCTCTAACAATTAAATCGAATTCACCTGTTTCAATATTAACATTAATAATTGAAACTTTAACTTCGTAGTTTCCTGAATCACCATCTGATATAGTAATAATGTCAAATAAATCATCAATTTCACCACCACGAACTTCAGAAACAATTGTTGGTGAAAGTGGTGTATCCCATTTGGTTAAGAATGAATTTCCTTCAGTTTCAAAAACTTCAGTTAAACTTAAACCTCTAACATAACCTTGTTCAAACGCTTCGCTTAAGAAATTTGAATACACCTCATTAACATAAATTGGTACATCACTTCTTAATTTATCATAAACGTCAGTACCGAATACTTTTGTTACATATTTTGAAGATGTTAAATCTAAACTACATGTAAATGTTTTAGCTCCACTTGTTGAACCCGTAACATTAACAGTAAATTCAGATAAAGGATTGGTCGTCAAACCTGAACCACTTATTGAGAAGGTTGTATCTCCTGTTGTTTCTAAAGTTAAATTTTGCCCAGAATAAGAACCTCTTGACCTGAAAGCAACTACCACTCTACTATCGTAATCTGTTTTTAAAGTTGCATTATATGTGTATCTTGTTACATCAAATCTAGTAGTACCACTATTGTAAACAAACAAATAAGAATAAACTTCATCGTTAGTATTGTTCACAAGTACGTTGTACCATTCTTTGTTATTGTTATTGTTAGCATTATTTAATCCCGTTAAAGGTGAAACTTCTTCTAAAGATGTGGTTAAACCAGCAATTTCAGAATCAGGTACAAGACCTAAAACAAACCATTGACCGTTGTTTGACGATGTGTTACCACTATAATTTGATACAATATAATTTGTGATGTATGAACCATCTACAGAAATTTTGTCAGATAATTCAGTATAAAAAGTACTACCTGTTACACCTGTTAATGATGGAACAGTCGTACCTGTTGTTGAACCACTATAAGTTCCCAATGTGATACCACCCAATGTTTGGATACCATATGTTTTAACAGGTTTGAAACCGGTAAGACCTAAAATTTTTGTAACAAACAACTGATTAGACTCTTCTAAGTATGACTTAGCGAAGTAAGGTAATTCGAATTTTGGATTACCGTTACCATCTTTCAATGGACTACTGTTACCAAAATATGATTTGAATTCATCAAAATTCGTTATTAAGATAGGTTCAAAAGCGGGACCTTTTAAGGTTTCACCCACCAAACCCAAAGTACTTACACCGACGCTCTGAGCAACGAAGGTTAAATCTTTTTCCGAAGTATACACACCCGGAGATACAAAAACTCTATTATTTGCCATTTTTAATTTGTTTGGTTATTAATATTTTATTTCTTTATCAATAAATATCTTTGTTTTTAGGAAAGATTTCCTTGATTTTTTGAAAAATGATATTTATGGATAATAAATTATCTTTTTTTATCTGTATTTATCTTTTGTATGAGTGAACCCTTTAAAAACATTAAGATAGGAAAAAAACATCATGAAATGTTAAAAGAATACTGCGATAAAAATGGGATAAAAATTTATCGAGCGGTTGAGAAATGGATTGAAGAAATTGTAAAACAAAACACAAAAACAGACTCTTCAAAAAAAAGAGACTTATATGGGGATTAATTATTAGACCAATCAAAGGTCAGGAGTTCTATTCAAATAAAATAAAATTATTTGATAAATATGTTTTTATAGTCCGTATTTGGATTTATCCGCATTAAAGTTTTGTAAAACTTGGGATGAGGTAAGTGATGCGTTGTATAAACGTGTTATACCAATTTTTCCGTCAAACCATTGAGCATACTCTCCTCCATTGTAACTACCAATGTAAAGTGGGTTATCAGTGTTTAATATACTTGCCAAACTATGACCTACACTTCCTATACTTACACCATTTACAAATGTTTCAAGTGTATTTGATGCAACATTGGTAAACACATAAACTATTTGGTACCAAGTATCAATCGTTCCAATGTAATTTGTACTATTGACAAACAATGATGAACCACTACCACTACCTGAACCTAATTGAGCGTAGTATGTAGTATTAGTTGTTCTGATACT